GATAATATTGGCGGTGATATATTGGTATTCCCTGAAGTTCCAAATGGCTGTAATCGCAATTGGCTTATTACTCAAGTTGTAGAAACTTGGTCTGATTGGTGTCATGTTATCGTAACTTTACAACAGGAATAAATTATGCAAATCAATGTAAACAATGGAACACCTGGATTAGCTGCCGATGCAGCAGTATCAATTGACCAGTTTGGTAATCCTTTAGTCAATATTCCAACATACCGAGCAGGTGTTTATGATATTACACCAGCTTCACCTGCAACTGATGTATTTACTATTACAGGTTCAGCAACTAAAACAATCAAAATTACAAGATTACAAGTGACTGCGGACAATTCTAGTTCTGCTGGCGTAATTGACTTTTATTGTTTTTTTAGGACTACAGCTAATACAGGTGGCACTTCTACAGTATTAACGGGTGTTCCTTATGACACAACTAATCCAGCACCAACGGCAGTTGTTAGGGCTTATTCAGCCAATCCTGCCACATTAGGAACTGGAACTTTTATGTTTGGTGACCATTACGCTTTGGCTAATGCTACTAATAGTGGTATTCCTGTATTTCCGTGGATTGAAGATTTTGGAATTAGAAACACTCAGCCCATTATTTTGCGTGGCGTTAATCAATCATTCTGTTTTAGTTTAAATGGCGATACAGTTCCTAGTGGAACTAATATTTATATTTCAATAGAGTGGACTGAAGAATGAGTGTAACAATTGACATCATTGACCAAGATGTATTTACGGCTTTGGTGACATTTTTTAATACATTTTTACCTAGCGGTACACAAGTAGTTCAAGGGCAGGATAACTTAGTTGCCATGCCTAAAGGCGGTTTTGTTGTAATGACTAATGGAGCTATGGATAGATTATCTTTTAACGTAGATGACTATAATCCAGCTTTACAACAAAAAATGATTTTAACGCCAACAAGATATGAAATGCAGCTTGATTTTTATGGCTCTACGTCACAAACGTGGGCTATGCAAACTCAGGCTTTATTTCGTGACCAGTACGCAACTGACATTTTCCCTGCGAATATTCAGCCATTGTACGCAGATGACCCTGTTCAAATTCCTCTGATTGATGGGGAACAACAATATGAACAACGCTGGAAGATAACGGCAAGTTTACAATACAACCCAATATTGACTACATCACAACAATCAATGTTGGAAGCAAATGTAACGCTTGCACCAATCGACCAAACATTTAAACCATAGGAGCTTTTATGAGTACCATTCCTTTTTCACAAGTAGTAAACGTAATTCCATCGGTATTAGCAGCCAATGGCATCGCTGTTGACCTAAATGGTCTGATGCTCACGCAAAATGCTCTAGCACCAGCAGGAACTGTTTTACAATTTGCAACGGCAGCTAACGTTCAAAGTTATTTTGGCGCAGGTTCGACTGAAGCAACATTGGCAAGTATTTATTTTAACGGCACTTCAGATAGCACAACTTTACCAGGTGCTTTGTTAGTAGCTAATTATCCTGAAGCTGCAACTGCTGGTTGGTTGCGTAGTGGAAACATGGCTTCTATGACTTTAGGTCAATTGCAAGCGTTGGGTTCAGGCACATTAACTCTTACAGTAAATGGCACACCAATTACTTCAGGAACTATCTCATTGGCAGCAGTTTCAAGTTTTAGTGCAGCAGCAGCAGCAATTCAAGCTGCATTTACAACTCCACCATTTACAGTTACTTGGAACTCAACAGTAAGCGCATTTATTTTTACAACTAATACTACAGGCGCAACTGCAACGATTTCTTATGCAACAGGTACTTTATCAACAGGTTTATTGCTAACTCAAGCTACTGGCGCAGTATTGTCACAAGGTCAAGCGGTTGGTGTTCCAGCAACATTTATGAACACTATCATTGCTTCTAATCAAAATTGGGCTACATTCTTTACAACATGGGAATCAACAATTACAGAAAAAGAAGCATTTGCTACTTGGTCTAATTCTGTTGCTCCTCGCTATTTATATGTATGTCAAGATTCTGACATTAACATTTTAACAGCTAATAATACAGTTACTTTTGGCAATTATTTGCAAACAAATCAATTAGTTGGTACTTGTGCAATTTATGGTACAAATTCATTGTCTGCTTTTGTTGCTGGTTATGCTGCATCATTGAATTTCAATGCGTTAAATGGTCGTACTACTTTAGACTTCTGCCAACAATCAGGTTTAACTCCTGCGGTATCTAATGCAACTAATTTGGCTGCTGTAGTTTCTAACGGCTATAACACTTACGCTGCATACGGTTCTAACAATCCTGCAAATAACGCTAACTGGTTTACTCCAGGCTCAGTTTCAGGCAAATGGTTATGGGCTGATACTTATGTAAACCAAATTTGGTTAAACGCAAACTTACAAACAGCTTTGGTTGATTTGTTGTTGTCAGTAAATTCTATTCCTTACAATGCTCAAGGTTACTCATTGATTAACGCTGCTTGTTTAGACCCAATCAACGCTGCAATTAACTTTGGTGCTATTCGTAAAGGTATTCAAGTATCTGCTGCTCAAGCTGCTGAAATCCAATATGCTTTAGGTTTCAATGCTGCACCACAAATCCAATCACAAGGTTATGTGTTGTATATTGCTCCTGCAACGGCTCAAACTCGTGCTGCTCGTCAATCACCACCAATCACTCTATACTATCAAGATGGTGAAAGCGTACAACAAATTACTCTTGCTTCTATCGTAATTCAATAAGGATTAAATCATGGCAACAATAACCTCGGCAAATTCAGTATTAACACTTGCGGTAGCAGGTGTATTTGGTAGCGCAACAAACATTCAAGGCTTTGCTGTTGATGATGCTTTTGAATCAGAAGCTGTGCAACAATCAGAAACTCTTATGGGAGTTGATGGGCATTTATCAGGCGGTAAAGTATGGGTTCCATACAAAATGACAGTTCATTTACAAGCGGATAGTCCAAGTGTTCAAATTTTTGATGCTTGGCGAGCTGCTCAAGATGCGGCAGTTGACGTTTTTACAGCCGATGGTACAATTGTTCTTCAATCCACAGGTGTTACATATACACTAAAAAATGGTTACTTAACAACAGCGACACCTTTTCCTGCTGTTAAGAAAACATTGCAACCAGTAGTATATGAAATCACATGGGAATCAATTGTAGGCACACAAAACGGGTTCTAAATAAATTATGGCTAGAAAAGAAACGACATTTGTAGCGGATACTGGTAGAGATACTGGAAAACAATTTTTAATTACCGAAATGTCGGCTTCTAAAGCTGAAAACTGGGCTTTTCGGGTAATCCTCGCTATCGGCAATGCTGGTATCGAGATACCCGAAGGTTTAGCTGCACAAGGTATGTCAGGATTATTAGCGATTGGTTATATGAATTTGCTAAAAATTCCATTTGAAGCAGCAGAGCCTTTATTAAATGAAATGATGGATTGCGTTCAAATTATTCCATCAGTAAATGTAAAACGTAAATTATTTGAAGATGATATTGAAGAAGTAATAACTCGATTACAGTTAAGAAAATCTATATGGGATTTACACATGGATTTTTTTTTAGATTCAAACCAATCGACTTCGGAATTAAATCCGCAAGTCAATCCTCAAGAAAGCTCATTGAGTATCAAGCCACAACGCAAGCGATAGCAACTTGTATATCTTCTAGGCTTGCTACTTTGCATGAATTAGATACAGTTTATTCAATTGAAGATATGTGGATATTGTTAGAAATTAACGCTGTTGATAGGCATAACGCATATATAACAAACAAAAAATAAGGAGTAAATTTTGGCTACAGTTATTGATAGTTTATTAATTGAGCTGGGACTTGACACCTCTAAATTTAATGACGCTCAAAAAAAGGCTGTAGAAAGCCTACGAAAAACTGACGAGCAAGCAAAAAAATCTAATGATGTAATTCAACGTGGAGCTAAGCAAACTGCGGATGAATTTTCAAAAGCTAAAGATTCAATTGTTGCATTAGGAACTGCTTTATTATCTTTTGATGCAGTCAAATCTTTTGTTATGGATATGACTAAATCAAATATGCAATTAGGTATTAGTTCTAGTTTATTAAATGTATCAGCAAGACAATTAAAATCATGGTCTGAAGTGGCTCAAAAAGCTGGAGCTGCGCCTGAAACATTTACAAATGCAATGAAAACAATGCAAGAACAAGCTGCTCTTTTTCACATGGGAAAAGGTGGTCAAGAATTTGCTCAATCGTTTTCTATGTTGGGTCTTGATAAAGATAAAGATATAACAAATATTGGCAAAATATCTGATGCTTTAATTAAATTTAGAGATAAATTCGGAACAAGAGAGGCTCAAAATTTAGCCAAAACTTTAGGATTTGGTGACGATGCTTCATTTAATGCCATGCTTAAAGGTGGCGATGCGCTTAACAGTCTTTATAAAGACATGGATAAGTATAATGATAAAAGCGAACAAGCTACTATTGAAGCAGGTAAACTTAATGACAAAATGGTGGATTTATCTTCTGCTTTTGGAAGATTAAAAGACCAAACATATATTTCTATTGGTCCAGGGCTTGAAGAATTATTAGATTTTGCTAAAGATGCTGTTACATGGTTTACAAAATTAAGTGACATTATTGATAAATTTGAATCAAAACTTGGAATGTCAAGTGTTCAAAAAGTATTATCGAGAGCTATGCCTATTGCTGGCGTTGCAATTGCAGCCTATAACGAAGTAACTGGAAAAGCAGCTAAAGCACAAAAACAATCAGCAACACAAGAAAAAAATAGCAAACAGTTAATGGACTATTTTGTTTCTCAAGGATGGACTAAAGAACAAGCTGCTGGAATTATTGGAAATTTAAGTCAAGAAAGTAAATTAGACCCAAATGCCAAAAATGCAAGTGGCATGAAAGGAATTGCTCAATGGAACAAATCAAGGCAAGCTGATTTTCAAAAATGGGCTGGATTTGCAATTGATGACCCAAAAGCTGATTTAATGAAACAAGCTGCATTTATTCAATATGAATTAACGCAAGGCAGTGAAAAAAATGCTGGAAATAAATTAAAACAACAAAATACTGCAATTGGTGCTTCTGATGTCATTATGGGAAGTTATGAAAGACCAAATGATAATTCTGCAAGCAAAAGAGAACAATATGCTATTCAAGCTGCAAATATGACTGGTGCTGGTATAAACGCACACACAAATAACACATCAACAGCTAACAATACTCAAGTTGCTATTAATGGTGATATTAATGTTCATACTCAAGCGACAGATGCAAATGGAATTGCAAAAGAACTTCCTCAAGCGATTCAAAATCAATCAATGATTAATGCTGGTATGGGAGCAAATAGATAATGTCATTAATTAATTTTCCTGATGTGCCTAATTTGCCAGGAGTTCCTGCAATTCCACGTTCACCAAGTTTTCCTACTTTAGCACCCACTCAAACAACTAGCGTAACAAATCCACTGCCACCATTATTAACACAATGGGGATTTGTATTAGATAGCGGTGAAGTTCCAATTGTACCTGATTCATTTGTTGATTTTGAATATCGTGAAGAACGTAAAATTCCAAATTACCCAGTAGAAGGCGGTAGTTTTGCAAGTTACAATAAAGTCGCATTGCCTTTTGATGTAAAAGTTACAGTTTCATGTAACGGAAAAGGTCAAATGACTAAAGAAGATTTTTTAAATGCAATAGAAAATTTAATTAGTTCTTTGACATTAGTTAATGTTATAACGCCTAATGCAACTTATAATAATTGTAATTTAATTCATTATGATTATCGTAGAGAATCAAAACAAGGCGTTTCTTTATTAATTGTCGCTTTATCATTTCAAGAAGTTAAAATTGCTCAATCTTCAATTCCAACAACTACAGAGCCAAGTGGAGCTTATGTTCAAAATAACGGGCAAACTTCTCCAGTAAATTTAGATGCAACACAGGAAGCTCAAATTGTTAGTCCACAAGATTTTCTATCTTCTGTAACTGATAATTTACCTAGTATAACGGGATTGAATAGTTCTTTATCAAATGTTCAAAGCACATTAACTTC